GGCATGGTCTCTTATAATAGAAAGGGGTAGAAAAAAAAAACCGGAGGACAGGGAGTGAGCCCCATCCCCCGGTTCGAGGTATTTCTGTGTTACTCGGCCTTCATCAGACCGTGGTCAATCAAGACCTGTTGAAGCGTAGCAACATCTGGCGCAGCATCGAACGCTGCCGGGCTCTGAATCCTAAGCTGGAAGTTCCAGTCATCGGGTTCCGCCTGCACCGTGCCGGTACGGGCTACAACCACTGCTTGGCTCCTACCGGGAACAACGCCAACACGCCTGCCATTCTGCGCGAGCAGTTCAACAGGAGCAGCGCTAGTAACTTCGACACGAATTTCCGCATCGACAGCCACAGAGCCGCCCGAGCCGTCATTGATCTTCGGTAGATATGCCTGCACGCTGAACGCCAATGCAGAAGACACGTAGGTGTCCGTGTTGATAACCTGTTCGCCTTGAGCGGCGAGTGCTCTAGTAGTCATGGAGTTTTATCCTTGATAGAAGAAGAAGAGAGAAATAAAGGAAGGCCAGTCGCCGTCCTATGTGCCCTGTGACGGGTTGAGGCGCTGAGTTAATGCGACTAACCAACCAGTATTACGAAGTCTTCAACTCCACCGCGCACTCGGGGCGCAGAATACCGTGACCAACGGCGTACTTTCCGAGGATCAGTGTGCACTGGTAATCGATGAGCCAGCCGCTCTCAACCGCGAGGTCGAGCAGCTTGACAGTACCCATAGCACCCTTCTGCCAGGCGAGCGCAGCCACGGTTGTAAAGTTGCCCTGGTAAGCGGCAGGACCGGTAGCGATGTTCGACTGCGGAAGGTTGTTCGTCTTGACGATCTCCATGCCAGCGATACGGAAGACCTTACCCTGAGCGTAACCACCGTTCGGGGTCGGGTTGTAATCGCTGTGGATGACCTTGGACGAACTGGCGACCAACTGGTAATACTGCGCGGGCTTGATGCCAACGTAGCGGTCGCTCTCGGGTACATCTTTCTCATCGAACTTCTGAGCCGCAGTAAAGAGACCGGCTTCGAGGTTCGCGACAGTCGTGAGATAGGCAGCGTCCGTGAGGGCCGACCCGCCGTTTCCACCAGAAACAGTCGCCGCAGCGCGAGCCGCGAGGATAGCCACCTGGAGGAGGTTCTTGTCAAATGCACGAGCCAACGCCATGCCGATATCACGCGAATAAATCGAGCGAACGTCGTAGTGCGTTTTGAGTTCGTCGATCTGCGCGATAGAACGGTCTGCGATGAGCACATCGTCGATGATAAGCGTGCGCTCGTTGAGGCCCACACCGGTACCAAGCAACTGCGTACCTGGGGAGTGATACGCGGCAGTGCCCTTCCACGAGGCAGGGAACTGTGCCGATTTACCGCTGGTAATCGTGCGGACCATGCTGCGCGACTTCGCAACGTTGGTCTCGTCGAAGGCCGTCAGGACTTCGCCTGCGAAGACCTTCAAGAACAAGGCATCTGGATCGCCAGCCTGGTTCAATTGCCCAAAGCGATTGGGCGTCATGTTAGCCATTTGTTACCTGTAGAGAAAAGAGGTTGACGTTGAACTACACAAACGTCGTCGCTCCCCTTCAGCGTGTCCGGTTTTCTCTCAGGGTGTCCACCGCAGTGGGCCTCAGTTACTTCTCGGTTGTTGCTATGAGGGTGTGACGCACTCCTCCTAAGAAGGAGTGAGCGGTTTTTGTTGCTTTTGTTCCTGAGTCATCCGTTTCCTACGAAAAGGAGAAGCCCCCGACAGCCATCTCCCTGTCCCCAAGGAAAGGAGGGGGAACCCAGGGGATAGGGCGCTGCCGGGAGCCGGAAGGTCTACTTCTTGAAGATACTTGCGACTTGCGGTGCGATCTTCTCCGCCGACCGTCCGACGACGTAGCCGCCGAGGCCGATCTTCACAATGGAAAGAATTTCCATCACGAATGCGGGGTCGAGTTGACGACCGTTAATGTAACCGCCAGTCCAGACGACTGTGCCAATGATGAAAGCGAAGAACAGCATGAGCATCGGACGCCAGTTGCGTTGCAGCCACGAATGACCGCTAGCTTCCGCCACGATGACATCGCGCTGTGCTTGAGCAAACTGCAAATCGGCTTCAACCAGCTTCGCTTGAAAGTTGGTCTGAAGCTGTGCGAGCGCGAGCGTAGCTGCGTTCTTCTCTTCAGGCGATCCGCCCTTAATGCTGTTGATGATACTAACAGCACCATCGAACAGATTCTTCACAGGACCGAGGAGGGCGTTAACTATTCCCATCGCGATTTACCTGTTGCTCGATCTGACTTGAAACACGTTTGACTTTGCCAAACGCCGCTCAACAGACTGGCGATATTCGGGATCGTCAGCATATCGAGGATCACGCATTGCCGCTGTTACCTGAGCAGGGGCGGTATATGGCTGGACACCGCTATCAGAACCGGCATCGCCATTAAGAAGCGCAGGATCAGTTCCTACAGCTTCGTTATAGCTGGTGCCGATTGCTTGTAGAGCAAGTTTTGCAACAACGACGTTTCCCTCGTCAATGGCGTCATTGTACGCCTTGACCGCTGCAGGATCGCCATTCGTCGCCGCCCACTCCAGCACGCTCTTCAACACCTCTTCACTACCAGCAACCTGCGCGAACTCCTGACGCATCTGTGTAGACTGAGCCTTGAGGCCATTGATATGAGCGTCAATTGTTGCGCGATTGATACCCTTAGCTTCGAGAGCCTTGATGGTCTTCTCGGAAAGGACACCCTTGTTCGCGGCGTACTCCTGCGTAAGAGCGGCCATGTCGAGACCGGCCTTCTCTACAGCTTCACGGGCTTGCTCTGGAGTGATCTCGGATTTCTGCTCACCGAGCTTCTTCTCCAGCGCAACATGCGCCGCTTCGAGATCAGCCTGTGTCTTGTACTTTCCGAGAATCAACTTCTCAGCAGGCTTGTCACCTGCTGGTTTATTCGGATCGACAATCACCTTGTTCGCATCGCCGCTGATGTTGTCCTGCGGCTTTGCATTCGGATCAGGGGCGATGTCCGTTGAAGTCGTGACCTGTGTCATTTAGCGGTCTTCAATCGTTTGTTCGATTGAAACCGGCCCCTGCGCCGTCAGGACGGTAGTAATCTGCTTGTACTTCGCAGGCTGATATTCGCCATTCTTCCCAATCTTCGGGCCATCACCGAGTTCAGACAGAGACTCGCCGGAGCGCTCACGCGCAGACACAGACTCGTTCTGATCTGCTAGACCTTCACTACGACCATCCTCGCCCATTTTACCTGGGACGCGAGGAAGCCTTGGATTCAGCACCATCAGTGCTACTCCTTTTCAGTGTTTGGTTACTGTTGCTGCGCGGGAGCGGCGGCGCTTTGAGCAGCCACCGCTTGATCTGACATCGCTTTGATACCAGCAGGCGCAGTCTTCTCCAGCATAGCCTGCTGCGCTTTCTGCGCGCGGGATTGCTGTACTTCTTGTTCAGAACGCACGAGCCCTTCGATGTCAATGCTGAGAGCCGCTGCACGACGCTTACCATAAGCGCCCGCGCTGAAGTACTCAGCAACAGCTTCAGGCCCGAACGCCTGTGCGACACCTGCAAGTAGAAGATCGAGCTTCATCAGATCGCTCGAACGTCCAAGCCCATCAAGACCAGTAATGATCTGAGGACTCACGAGATCAGCAGGCAGCGTGGGCAATTTGCGTTCCTTCTGCATCTCCAACATCAGACGCACCACGAGCGGACGCTGCAATTCTTGGCCAAGAATTGAGTAGGTGCCACCGAGGGCTTGCTCCAACTCTCCTGCCATGAATCTGATTTCTTCCGCAGTGACACGTTCAGCTTGACGCTGGATGCTGCTATTAAGAAGGAAGGCTTGCTCCATGCGATGCTCGATTTCGTCCGCTGTCGCTTTGACAACCTGGAAATCGGGGAACTTCTCCATCGCCATGACTGCGATGTCTTTCGGCTTACCGTTGCTGACAGCGCCTTCGACCATCGAACCGCTTGAAGCTTTCTCGATCTTTTCTCTACTCGTGACACCACCCTCATCGAAAATCCAAATGATCTTCGAGGCATTAGCAGCGAACTCAACGATGGATTGACTGAGGGATTCAAGAGAGTGAAGGTCTCCGAGATATTCCTCGACGTGTCCACGGCCATAGTCGGAACCAGAAATGGCAGTCCAACGGGCAGCGATCCAAGCGTTCTTATCTTTGGGATACGTTCCTTCTGTCCCTTTAACAAGCACGTCGAGTACTTC